AAGATGTGTAGGAAGAAGACTGAAAAGGAAGTAGAAGATTTTTTTGTAGCAAACTTTGTTTCATGCAGTGACCCTCAAACTTTATGGATTGGAGACCTGATGAAGAATGGAGACAGTAATTATAAGGAGTGGTGTAGGAAAGTACAGTCGCTATCTTATGTCTTCAAGCAGGAAGTAGACTCACATATATCTGGTGGAGATTTTGATAAGTTGTTTGCTATAGAAGGTAGTAGACACCCTCAACTACTAAAGAAACATCTTCAAGGCAGTATATCTTTGGAGACTATGTTAATACTGGATAGGATACTAGGATATAAAAATAACTTTGATAATAAACTAGGTGATCCTGTGTGGAAAGTGACGTCTACTAGAATGAAAAAGTATTCTCCCTTCCTAAATATAGATGTATTCCATTACAAAAAAATCCTTAAGGGTTTAGTACTTGACACTGCAAGGTGACTCAAGTATACTGGATACACACAAGCCAAATCTCAACAAATACGAGGTAATCTAAATGTCTTTTGATTCTCTAAAGAAGCAATCCAAACTGGGTTCTCTTACTGATAAGTTAGTAAAAGAAGTAGAGAAGATGAACTCTTCTCCAGGTGGAGCAGATGATAGATACTGGAAAGCAGAACTGGATAAGACTGGCGTAGGGTCAGCAGTTATTCGTTTCTTACCAGCACCTGATGGGGAAGAACTCCCTTGGGTAAAAGTCTATTCACATGCATTCCAAGGACCAGGTGGATGGTACATTGAGAATTCTTTAACCACAGCAGGTGGTAAAGACCCTGTTTCTGACTACAACCGTACTCTATGGAACAGTGGTAATGATGCTGATAAGGATACAGTACGTAAGCAAAAGCGTAAACTATCTTACTACTCAAATGTATATGTGGTAAGAGATCCTCTTCATCCAGAGAATGAGGGTAGAGTATTCCTATTCAAGTATGGTAAGAAAATATTTGATAAGGTTCTGGAAGCAATGCAACCAGAGTTTGATGATGAAACTCCAATCAATCCTTTTGACTTCTGGCAAGGTGCAAACTTCAAGTTGAAGATTGTGAAGAAGGATGGGTTCTGGAATTATGATAAGTCAGAGTTTGATAAGGTAGTACCTTTGTTAGATGATGACGATGCATTGGAAGCAATATGGAAGAAAGAGTATTCACTCTCTGCCATTACTGCTCCTGATCAGTTCAAATCTTATGAAGATTTGGAGAGACGTTTGAAGACTGTCTTGGGACAGAAACCTGTCCAAGCTCCTAGATTAGATGAAGAAGTTGCTTCTGAATCTGAAGAACCAGTTGCAGTAGCTGCTGCTCCTTCAGGATCTTCTAATGAGGAAGATGAAGCACTCAGTTACTTCCAGAAGTTAGCTGATAGTTGAAATATAATCAGATCTGCTTGACCCTTCTGGTCATAGCAGCATACATTAATCTATTTTTTAAATAGGTTACTGATACAGTCTAATATTTTCTCCTTTCTTTAAGGTGCTGCTTACATATTGAGCAGCACCTTTTTTATATGGCATGAAATCATCTAGATCATTAAACATTATATTTAAATATTGAGGTTTCAATAAGAATATATTTCTTTTATCATCTTCTTTGTCTATTTCATATTGATAATTGGTGACTGCTTGAGTCATGTTAGCTGCTGGAATAGTGTGATAAGAATTATTATCATAGTATTCATAGTAGTATGCATTTCCAGTTCCTACATTCCCTTCTACTGTAAAGGTAACTTGTTCTGTTCCTAGTATCTCTGGTTGCTTAACTTCTGGTATGGACGGTAGGACATATGTAAATCTTATAACTACATCTCCAACTTTAAGTACAGATGTAACAGGAAATCTTCCATTATATACTTCACTAACTCCTTGGATTAAAACTTCACTACCAACAACTAGATCTTTGATACCATTATACATGGTGACAGTTGCTATCTTAGAATCAGTTCCTGATATCTGATTAATTTTAGTGTTGATTGCTTGGATATAGTTTCCATTAGTTCTCCATTTATTAGGAGTTTCTAATCCACCAGGTAATATGATACCACCTTGAGTGTTTTTAATTTCTACAGTCTCATAGTGATGGACACCAGAGTGTAATTTTTCATAGGTTTCATACTTCTCAAGAAGAACTTCATCTAATGATGCTTGAGGTAGTGGCCATTCATCTTGTATGTTTAATATATTATTAGATAAAAGCACTATCCAATCTAAAGATGAGTTATTGTATTCTTTATAAGCAACGTTGTCTGGTCTTTCATCACCAATAATTTTATACTTAGTAAAAAAGTTTAAGTTGCCAATGATATCAGGACGAAGTCTTCCTCTTTTAAATAAATTTTTTACAGTAATGTAGTTGGAAATATCTGTATTTCCCCTAGTCCTATTGACATATTCTAAGTTTGGTACTTGTCTGAAATAAGATTGTGTCATGGTTAGTATCCCATATCGTTAGTGTCTTCCTCATTATCTTCAGCATATATTGGATTCAGTTCTCCAAAACCCATACTGACTGTGTAACTAGTCATAGAACCATCATCATAAGTCATGTATGATCCATCAGGTGCATATTGAACTTGAAAACTTGTGAGAGCACATGTCTTAATCTTATTTAAGAATGGATGTTGTTGTCCATTCTTATAATAGTATTTTAATTTAAATACATGAGGACTTTTTAAGAACATTTCTGTGTCACTTTTTCTAGGAGCCATTGCATATTTAAAAAATTTAATAATTTTTTTTACTTCTTGTGCTTCATCTTGTTCTCTTGGTGTGAACCTAAAATTATAAGCAAACTGTCTTAATTGAGGACCATTAAATAAAAGTTCTAGGTTAGGATTCATTACCTGACCAGTAGCACGTTGGAATACACCTTTATTTCCTACTGCTTTTCCTGCAAAATAAGCAGTTACTTTATCTGGTCCTATTTCATCTTTTATTTTTTTAAATGTTTCACCTGTTCCTGACATAAATTCTCTAGTAGCCTTTGCTATTCCCTCTTCAGCACCTGCTATGGTATCACCTGCTAAATTAGCAAACGCAGCTGTTAAGGCATTGAGTTCATTATCTCCCCAGTTAGCACTATTTCCTTCTGCTAATCCTTGAGGTTCCATAGGAAGAAAGACAGTATGAGAACCTTTCTTTTTAATCAACCCTTTATCTTCTTCGTTTACCTTATAGTCACCAGTCAATCCCTGTCCTTTGTCACCAAATCCTCTTGGTTTATATTCATAAGCACATACTTTTAAGTAATCATAATCACCACTAACATCATTCTTTGGATATCTTAGAATAGATCCTCCTTTATTTACAGTTGATTTTCCATTAGCATCTTTATTATTATCAGCAATTGTTGCATAAATGTTTGTGGTTGCTGGCTCCTCAGAACTTATGTTGGAAGAATTTTTCCCTGTTGCTTTCTTGAATAAAGCTTTATATGTTTTATCTGTTAATGCTTTAGCCATCCATTCATCACTTGCTCCTAACTTATCAAGATAGTTAGAACCAAATTTTAAATTATATATTTTTGCATAATCTATTTCATCTAAATCACTATTATAATAATCTCCTGCCAATTCTATTTCTGTTTGTGTAAGAGCTGCTCCAATAGCAGTTCTTACTATCGTAGAAGTCTCTTCCTCTTCGTTTGTTTTAGTGAAAAAGGATTTGTTATCTAAAGGAAATGGATCGCTAGTAATGGTAGCCATTAATATCTTTTTAGTTATTTAGTCTTAAAGTTTGCATAAGATAATGATCTCATATAATCCATCTCATCATTCTGTATTACATGTAGTCTTCCTACTATCTCATTCCATGTATAGTTCCTTGATGATCCCCAGTGAAAGTTGATACCTTGGAATCCCCACCTATCCACATAGGTAACAGCAACTAGTGGGAACTCATCAAATACACCAGGAGTTTTAGCATTATATACAAAGGTATAATAGTTACCTGCATCAGGAACTATTTCTGTTTCACTAAACACCTCCATAATATACATCATAATATCATCAGGATCATTTTCATCTTCAATTTTACCTTGAAGTTCTTTTGTTCTTTCCGACATTACTTAATACCTAACTCATCTTCTGTGATTAGTTTGAATTCAATTCTTCTATCTAAACAATACTCTTGTGCT